AGCAGAATATATTGCTCCAGTACCGAAGTATTTGTCACCAGGCGTTATGCTTCCAAACCAACTTTGAGCTTCTACAGAATTAACGCTTTCTAAATTAAACGGTTGCGTGTCTGAATTTTTAGGCCATGTTAAAGGCCAAAATTCTCCATATGATGAAGATTCATGGGTATCTTTATTGTAATATAAATGTTGTTCAAACTCATCAAACGTGCTTATTAGTTGCCTTTTCAAGTTTGTAAATTTTGTAATATTTAGTTTGTAGTGAGGAGAACCTGTTGCTGCAGTTCCTGACAATCCAATCAAGTCTGTTGAAAGAGAAGAGATTGAAGTATCATATCCTTCTATTTGTTGTAATTTGTATTTAAAGTTTTCTAACTTTTCAACTGCACTACCAAAATGAACTAGATTAGAAAAATCTGTTCCTTGCATTTTAAAATCAAAATTTAATCTAACGTCACCTAAACTTCCTGTTTTTTGAGATAGTCTGTCTAATATTTTATCTCTAACAGTTGGTTGTGTGCCAACTAAATCGTCAAAGGTTTTCCAACCGGTTGGGGTAGGGGTATCATATTGAATAGGTATGCTAAAATCAGCTGAAGCTAGGAAGTTTGGCTGGGCAGTAGGTGGTGTATACTCTACAAGTATAGGTTCAGTTATAGATTCTATTATGGCTTTAACTATCCATAACTCATCTTTTTCTTCGATATCGCCTGGTAGCGGTTCGTATAGTTTTATTACCAAAGAGTGTGGTGGTTCTGGGTATGCTTTGTAGTCAACTAGCCAGTTAGTTGCTAAGACTATTTCATTTCCACCAAAGTTTAGTCTTACATCACGGTAAAAATCTACCTCTACGTCTATTAAGTCTGGGTTTTGTTCTCGTCTTCCAAAGGCTAAAAATTCATCAGATAATGCTGAGTTGTCAGGATCTTTTGGTCTAACCCTTATTTCCATACGACTGTTTGATATTTCGTCTATAATTAAACTATCAAAATTATTACCTACAATATTTCTAAAGAAATTATACTGTACATCAAATCGGCCAGACCTATATCCAAGATTTCTTATATCGTCGTGAATACTAAGTTGAATCGTTGGAGATTGATTTTTTGTATCTTCTTCGTTAACAGACCAAGTGCTAATATTATATGCACTCTCTAAAGTGTTATCTCCGCTAACAACGTGCATTTCAACATAGTCATCAAATAAACCGGTTCCAAAGTTGGTAAACATTGGTCTACTTCTAATAAGCTTTATATCTTTTGGGTCGTATGTATTTATTCTAGTTGCCATATATATTTTAGAGCTCCTGGTCTTTATACGTTAATTTATCTACTTCGTTTGTTCCTTGGAAAGTAAATCCTGTTGTTTCTTTATGGGATTCATATTCACTCATACTTGTAAATTTAACGTTTGGTTTTCCTGGTTCAATAAAGAAAATATTTGAAGTTGAATCTTGAAAATACTTTCCAATTGCCCTTGACCTAGAAAGGTTTTGACTTCTAGTTGCTATAGCGCTTGCCTTTGAAATTATAGTCTTTGCTTGGTTTGTTGACTTAGGCAAATCTTTTCCTTTATAGAAGTTTGGTTCTTGATTTGACTCTACCCACTGGTTTCCATTCCAGTCTACTAAGAACCATCGTCCATCTTCTGTGTCATAGTCAAAGTATGAATCAAATTGACTAAATTCTGCGTCATGATCGTCATCTCTAACAAGAGCTCCAGTTGGTAATCCATTGTCATCTAATTCCCTTAATAAACCTCCAAGAGGGTTAAGAAATATAGTTTTTGTATACGAGCTACCTTTTTCGTTTTGAACCTCACAAGTATATCTACCTCGTTGTTGTAGTTGAACATTATATAGTCTAAGAACAGGTTCGTTTCCAACTATTGCAGCTTGGGCATTTCCTATTCCGTCTGCTGTAAATCTCCAAATGTAGGTTAATCCTTCGTTTTTTCTAGTACCGTCATCATCAATATAACTATATGCATCTGCATAAAAAGCAACATTATTATTAGATGGTATTTGATAACTAGGTTCTCCTAGCTCTGGTAGTGTTTGAATGGTGTATCCATCACTTCTACTACCATCTAATAATCCATATCCTGGATAACATTGGGTATCTATCACTATAGGTGCTTTATTTGGACCGTCTAATGGTTGAGGTTGAACTGCTAGTTCAGTAATTTCAGTATCAACTATCCTTCTAAAGTCTGCGTTGTCAAAAACATATCGAGCGTTTGCAATCACCATTCGTTCTCCATTTTCTTCGCTATCTTCTGTTGAAATTATTATTCCTGCTGGGTTGCGCACAACTTTTTCTGTTGCGACTTGATTGTTTCCGTCTTCGTCTCCTTCGTCAGAAGCTATTCTGTTTTTATCGGATGGTCGTATTGATATTGAACCTAGTGAATAATCGAAATCATCTCTATATTCAAATTGCTCTGGGTTTTCTTTTGCTAGCTCAATTTTACAGGCTCGTGCAAAAGGAGTATATTCTTCATCAATAACTTCAAACCTATTAGATGTACCCTTTACAGGCCTGACAAGTTTATTTGCTCCATATTTATTTGATCTAGGCGTTATAGGGCTAGTTGGAAACCTACGCTTATTGCTTCTAGATTTTTTAGGAGAAGTTCTTCTAAATTTTCCTTTGTTTGAGTATGCCATTAGTTAATCACCTTAAATATATAATCGTTATCAAAAAGAGATTGACTAGTTGGAAAATCAACGTCTCCTCCAATAGTTTTAAATATAAACCTATATCTTCTTTCAGGATAAAATTGGTCCATCCAAAGTTTAAAATGGTTTCCATTGCTATCAGCAGACAATTGAGTACCAGGCTCATCAAAAGGAATTACAACTTCATCAGTTACATAGTCTCTAACAGAATAGTATGTTTGTTCGGGTAAAACCATTTGTGTTAGAGCGGCTGATACCGTATCATATGTTTTTGCTGGGAATTTTTCTCTGACAACAAGTCTAAATGTTTCTCTAGACTTTGAGTTATATTTTGATTTTAAATTTTTAATGTCAACAATACTTTCTGTTAACGTGGTATCTAATACTTGTAGAGCTGTGTCATACACGAAATCTTTTGTTACGACTTCTAGTTTTGGTTGGTATACGGTATGGGTATCAGTTGAGAAAAAGCTGAGTTCTCCAAGAGGCTTTCCATTTCTCTCTTCATCAACTTCTCCTGACTCTTGCGATCCACTTCTAAGTACTATAAATCCATTTTGTTCAATTTCTGTGTTAAACCAATTATTTACTATATCAGTAACGTCTAATCTTAAATCTGTTAATTCATAATCAAACGACTGTGAAGCACTACCTGAATTGAAATACCATGTTCCTCCTCCAGGATTATTTGAAAAAGATCCAGTACCGTCTGACCCTTCAAGTACACTACCGCTAGCCCATTGGGTACCAAAGTATTTTTCTCCATCTCTATATTTCCAACTAGAGCCTTCTGTTTGGGTAACTATTACTCCACCTTCACTTTGACGGTCTATTCTTCTTCCTTTACCCATATTCCACGATTCGCTTACTGGAAAAGCTTCTATTCCGTACTTATAATCAATTGCAGCTGCTTGTAGAGTATATAAGTTAAGATAGTATTTAGGGGATGAAGTATTTGGATAATTTTCGCCTAATACTCCTGCTGCAACGGAGCTAGATAAAACTGACAAATCAAAATCAATTAGTATTCTAGAGTTAAACGTTTTAGCAGTATTAGATGCTGAAACAATTTTTTGTATTTGTAGTACTTCGTCTACCCCGGTATTCATACTAGAAGTAAATTCGTATAGTGTTGTGTCTCTATTTGCTTTAATTGAATATATCATTATTTTTTCTCCTAGTAGCCTACAACCTTACCCCTAATATCTTTTGCTGGGTACTTGATTTCAAATATTGCTGGGTCTTGAGAAGGATAAATTACTTTGTTTTTTGTTGCTGATTCTATATCATAAAAATTTCCAGAATAGCCAGAGGCCTTATCAAATTTACAATGTATTTGAAGGTCAGCAACTGTTTGTACACCTTCAACTTTATCTAACTCTGTGGCTATGTTTCCTAAAAATATTGGTTCGTTAAATTGCCATTTGTCTATAGCAAAAACATCTTGTATTTTAAGTATACACTTGGCAATTACTTCTTTTCCTTGATACCCAGGTAGAGGCACTATCGAAAAATCAACGCCAAGGTTTATTATAAAACCGTCTTTAATATTTACTGCATCCGTTAAAAGTCTAAATTTACTTAAGTAGTTTCTAACGTTTTCCTTTGTCACTATGTTTGCAGGTGCTAATTGGCCACTTGCGTTATAGGCAAGCATGTAGCAATTTATAGCTAAAGGATTTGAAATTGAACCTCCTGTATCTAGGTTTTCTTGTTCGTCCTGGATTAAATACGCTTTTGCCACGTTTCCAAATCTACCTGGCATTGAGTATATTCTAGCAATATAATCTTCTCTAGTTACGGCTCTATTTTGAGCAGCAAAAAATGCCAATGCATTTTGCCTTATTTCTTCTATTGTTTCAGCGGATTTTCCACCAGCAGCTGGTCTTGGATTGTTTACCGCTATAGATCCGTTAACAAAATTTATTGTATCTGCCGCTAGTCCATCGTTGTCAAGTGAAAATGCTACTGAGCTTATATCGGTTATGGTTCCTGCAGGAACATTAGCTTCAACTCCTCCTCCAACTAAATACTTTATAGTTAAATCTGTATTTGCAGGCGCCTGTCCATATGCTCTAGTAAACATTGTATTTGATGGATCCCAGGCGTTGTCTATTTGAGAAACGTTTCCGTATGGTAATGCTAATCCAACATTGTCTGGATTAGGAACAATTATTTCGTCTGCTTGTCCGGAGTTTCCAGCACCAAATAATATTTCAGTTGACATGTCTGGCCTTATGTTAGTCACAAATCTTCTACCAGTTCTTTTTAATTTTAAAAGGTAAGGAGTATCTTCATTAAATTGAGCAAGCTCTTCGTCTTGAAGGGCTGTATTTTTTACATCTATATAAGAAGTTTCTTGTGCTAAATAATCTACCTCGTAATATTTATTTCCATCCGTATCTACAATGTTTAATATTTCTATAACATTTTCTTCAGGTAAAAGTCTTTTGTCAAATTTAATTGGACTACCAAATTCAAATGTTCTTGATTTTTCTGTTCCAGATTTTGCATAAATAGATTTCTTTAATAAAAAACTTTCTGGGTTACCATTTGCGTCTATTTTATAAACTGATATATCAGTCTCATCAATTGAACTAGAAAAGGTAAAATCTATTGGAGCAGTTGTAAAAAATTCTTGTGCTCCTTGGTTTGGAGCATTTACCCGCATTCCTTCATCTACTACTGGAGCGTATCTAAAGTCAGGAACAACGTTTGCTCCAGATCCTATTGGGGGAAGTAGTATAAATACATCCAGTTCTACGTTTGCTGCAACAGTTGGCTTAACCTTATAACCTAATCCTCTTGCAATTGACATTATGTTGCTTCTTTCTTGAGCCTCTGTTATTAAACTTTCTCTAAGCTGGTTATCTATATAATAAGATAATACGTCTCCAACATAAGCTGCCATTTCCATAAATATCATTCCAGGAGAAGATTCATTAAAGTCATTAAACACATCTGGAAAATAAGTTTTAGAGTAGTCTATTAGTTTTGTTCTAAACTGCTGAAAATCTTTATTTAGGTATCTTAAATCTTTTTTAATTGTTTGTAGTCCCATATTAATCCGCCTTTATGTCTAGTATAATAGTTCTTTCGTCTATTGTATTATTAATTAAACCTATAGTTAAATGGACAATAATACCGTGATTTACATCTGCAAATGACGTTCCTTCTTGCGGATTTTTTGGTATTTCTGCTGAAGGATTCTTAATTACAATATATGGCAACCAAAATGCTATTGCGTCAGTTATTTCAGTTAAAACTGCCTCTCTAAGGTTTGGATAGTTTGGCTCAAATAAAAATCTCCGTATATTTGTTCCAAAGTTTGGATGCATTACCCTTTCACCTTTAATGGTTAATATTAAATTTTTAACGTTTGATACTGCTTGATCTATAGACAAATAGTTTTTATTAAATAACCTCCCATCATCTCCTTTTAAAGGTAAAGATAATCCCAGCGATATATCCTGTTCAAAATCTAAAGGCTCTATTTTAAACTCCTCTCTTCCTGGTCCAGGGTTTGAAGATCGCTTTACAATTTTACCCCTTGAAGGATCAATTTGAACATTATTTTCGTTATCTACTATTGGTTCCATTATACGTTATTATTTTTTCTTTTTATCGATTGCTTTCATTAAACCGCTATAATCCCTAGTTAATACTCCTGCTAGTTCATCGTCTATTTGTACATGTTTTCTGTCGTCTGGCAACATTTGTTTGGCTGTTGGTTTTCCTCCAAACATTTCGTCTGCTGATCCCATTCCCATCATTGAAGCTAAACCAGCTCTGCCATCAGCTGCATTTAATGTTTTTCCTCCCATAGTTTTCCATTGTTCATTAGGAGTAGCTGCAGTTTCATTTAATACTTCATTTAAAATAGGGTCTTTTGTAAAGTTTTGTTTTTCTGTATTAAACAATCCATCTGCATGTTCCATCATTTGATTAAATTCTGTCTTTTTTGAGGGTTGTTTTTTGTTTAGTTCTTCTTTTATCGCTAAACGTACTTCTTTTCTAACAACTTTTTTTATAACCTCTAGTAAATTTGATTTTTTCATAATTTTTCCTCTTTTATAATACACTATTTATCAATATATAAATATCAATAAATAGCAAATATTAACTATAACCATGGCAATGTTACACCAGATGTAGTATTTACAGCTTTTCCTGTAGCAAACCATTGAAGAGCTACTAGAGACATAATGTTTCCGGCGCTTCCTAATTGGGTTATTTTAACAATCGTTGCACCTTGCTGTTCCCATATTGGGCATGGGGAAAGTGGTGGAACTGCCGCAAAGGCTGGTAGCATTCCTAACCCTAGTGATGCAGCAAATGCAGCTGCTCCTTGTTTCATGAGTGTTTTTCCTGGGTCTTCTGGTTGATTATATGCTGTTATAAATATTCCAAAGGCTGCTTGTCTAGCTATTTCTGCTGAAACAGATGGAGGTGCTGGTTTTCCAAACCCATTATAAAATGCGTCTGCCCATCCATTTGCAAATGCAATTGCATTAGTTGGAGGATTTGCTTCCAATTTATCTACTGCGGCTGCGAATAATGCTGGGTTAAACGGCATAGTTATAGTGTTTTATTTTGTGGACTTAAAAATTCTTTTAATCTACTTTTTATCGATGAATACTGAGATGCGTTTATAGGTGGGCCACTAACACCAACCGGAGTAGGATGAGTTTCTGCTGCTAGTGCGTCACATAACTCTTCAAGCAGTCCTAGTAAAGTATCTCCTAATACTACTGGTTCTACAGCGTCTAATCCAAGGTATATTTCCGGACTATTTATTATTGTTTCGCCTCCACTATCAACATTAAAAGTTCCGTTAGTAGATATTCCAACCGTTTCATTACCTATAATTAAAATCGCGTCTTCTTTTGCGTTAAATAGTAATCTATCAGAATTTATTATTACCTGTTTTCCTGCATATTTATTTGGGCTATCTGGTTTGTAAGCCATAATTTTCTCCTATACTAAAAAGTCCCATGTTGGGTGGCTTCTAGGTACTCTAGAAAACATACCAGTTCCTGGTGAATATTCCCAGTGCCAACGCTCTTTTGCAACCGTTCTAATAAATCCATACTTATGCATATTTGCAACAAGCCATCTCCACGTTTTAGATGTTTCTTTATATCCTTTAAAGTCTGGATCTGTTTTTGGGTTTCCCCATCTTTTTTCCATGTCAGTCTGTAGATCAAATGCTTTACCGTTTTGGTGGTTTGAATGTCCTGGACCAGCGGTCAGAGGTTTAAAATATCCACCTTGTCTTATTTGCTTTGACCAACCATCGTCGTATACTCCATCCGGTTTTGACAATCCAGATTTGGTACCTTGATAGGCTCTATCAGCATTTTTTCTTCTAAGAGTCATTTGACCATCGCCTCCAAACCCTTGTCCTGAATATGCCTCCATGGGCCTAAATCCACTATTAACTTTAACTGTGACTCCATCTTTTGAAGCTGCCTGTTTTACTGTTAGTATTTTATCTGCAAAAGCTTTGTTTACAATTTTACCGTCAATAACTACACATGTTATTGTTTCAACAAATTTACCTCTTCTAAATGCATCGTATTCTCCAGCATCTTGTAGTTCTTCAACAGCTTCTTCTATATCTTTGTCTGGCTCTACTTCTGTTTCAGATACTGGGCCTTGATCGTCTTCTCCGTTTTCTGCACCTCCACCACCAGCTCTTTGATCTCCTTCAGCTTTACCTCCACTAGTTGCTCCACCAGCAGTTGGAATTTCAGCGGCATCGGGTCCAGCAATGGCTTCTCGTTCTGCTTCTTTTGCACTTTCATAGGCTTGACCATATGAATCTGCTAATTTAGAGGCTACATCTATTGGAACGCTTTGTCCTGATAACATCCATACTCCTGAGGAATCTTCATTTATACTTTCTATATGATACCCTCCATCGGTTGTTGAGTGGCCGGTTGATAATATAGTTATTGGATCTCCATCAATACCGTCTTTAGACCAATCGTTTTCTGTATCAGGTTCAGATACCGTACTACCAAACCTTAACGATTGACCAAACCTTCCTTCTAATATAGTATCTCCTTCATATGGAAAAATTCTAGCTATTGTATCTGCTTCAAATGTATTACCAAACGGAAGGTCATTTACGTCTCCCTTAGAGTTACCAGTAAAAGTTCTATAATTCTTATCATCACCACCGGCTTTATTTATATTATAGCTTGCGGCTGGTAATCCGTTTTGGTTAACTCCTTGCCATACTCCAACTGGCATACTAATATAATACTTTTCAGTTGATGCCGTACTTAATTGGGCTGCTCTTCCAGCAGCTGCTAAAAGTACAACTATTTCTCCTAGTAAAGGATATTGTCTTAGGTTTGGAAATAAAGGATTATACCAACTACAACTATCTCCGGAAATACCAAACTCTCTTGGAAAAGCTCGAGCCTGTATACTACCAATAACCCTATATTGGCTAGGATTAAAGGCTGGGTGAGATGGATCCATTATTATATCAACAACTTCAGCCGATTCGAGTAAAGCTGATTGAATTGCTTTGGCTTGATTATTTTGACCTTTTACGGATGGAGTACTTTTTTTACTTGGTTTTATCCTTGGCATGTTCTTCTTCCCACTTAACGGGCTTTTCAGTTTCCTTTATTGTATCTAATAGTTGTTTTCGTTCATCATCGCTAAGACTAAAATCACTTCCTTCAGACTCAGATCTGGTTTGTGCTCTTTGAACAATACTAGCCATTTTAACTAGCATGTCGTCATTTTTTATTCCTACGTCTAGATAATCCTTTATTAATGGTACTAGTATTGTTGCATCACTTATATTTTTAATTAGTGGATGCAATTGAGCAATTAAAGAATTTATCTGCTTATCTTTTTTCTTAGAATTCGTATGAATTTCTTTTAATAAGTCGGAAAAATTCTTACCTTGAAATATTTCTTCTTCAAACATAATAATTCCCTTTAGTATAAATATCAGATTCCGTAAAAAATAAAAGGCCCGGAGAATTAACTCCGAGCCTAATAATTATTTGTACCTATTCTTATTATTTTTTAATAAAGAATGAGGCCACAATTAGTAATACTACTAATCCTGTGAATCCACCTTGACCAAATCCATCTACTAATGCAGTAAGATTTGCAATCACATCCATTCCGAATACTGAACCACCAGTTAATACGAACCATAAGATCGTTACTGGAAGAACTGCCATAAGTACTGAAAGTAATCCGCCAAAGAATCCTGTAATATATTTAATTACGTTATCCATTTTGTTTTCTCCGTTTTTTTAATCGTTAATAATTGTCGAGAGCATTTGTCCAATATGGACGTTAATTAAAATTTAAGACCAAACCCTAACATAAGGTTTGTAGTCTTTTCTCCTGTGTTGTAAACCACTTTAGGATCTACATATACGTTGTTACGTATAGTGAATAATTTACCTAAACCAATCTTTAAAGATTCAGTGTCTAGGCCCGATGTTGCAGCATACGCAAAATATCCTTTGTGGAAATATCTTGCATGGAAATCTAATTCCATATCAACCGTTGAGTCTGCTTGAGCTATGGAAACGCCAACCATTAAGTTGTCTG